TGGCGCATCGCTGACAAGACCTGATCGTGAGTGATAAGGTACGGATACTTTGTCCTGCCCTCGCTGATGTTGGGCGACTTCATGCCGTCAAAGCGTCGGCACATCCCGCGTTCTGTCAGCCAATGCTGGTCTTCAATCGTTACGCTGCGCCAGCCTTTTGCCGGTGTGCAGAAGCGTCCATGAGGATCAAACTTTGAGGCAGGGTTACCGATGACCAGCATCTTGAACTCGCGGCAACCCTTGGAAAGGTTCGTACACGCTTCAAAAGCCGCTTCAGGCGTATCCGTAGCTTCGTCAATAATAACCATCACACGCTCGGCGTGGATGCCCTGAATGTTGGCCACTGCCTTCGATGTGTTACCTTCTGCAACGGCGATAGCGGAAATGGAGTGCCGGTCGTCGCCTTTGATAGCCTGAAGGCTCATCTTCGAATCGACCATGTTTCCGGGGAATCCGCGTGATTTCCGAACAAGATCCTGAAGATTTGCCCACATACGCTTTCGGATCATTTTTGCCGTTGTAGACGTGAGAACAACGGTTGTCTTGGACGGGTTTGCCAGCCACCAAACAGTCGCAAAGAGCGTCGCGCCGAAGGTCTTTCCACTCGCACCACAGCCAGCCCATCCGACGTAGTCGTGTTCGCAAAGACCTTCGACTTGTGCTTCGAGCCACGGGTTCCAACTCATCTTCGGCCATAACATTTTCGTGGCGTTACGAAAATGATCGAAAGTGCCTAGACCTCCTTCATTCGGTTGGAGCCGATTTCGGAATGCGTAGAGTTCCAGTTCTAGGTCTGGAATCTTGACGGGCGAACGAATCCCGTACTTGTGGTCGATCAATGGATGCTCTGACACTTGCTCTGGCATAGTTTGGCCTTGCATTAGTTCTCGCTGGACTTGACGGTCTGGCAAAGGAAAAATATGCCGTCGCAACTTGTTTCTTCAACCGGCTGCTGCCAGCCTTGCGATACCGTTCCGGTTGTCGTGAATGTCCCCGGACCACAGGGTGCTGCGGGTACTAACGGAACGAACGGCGCGAACGGCTTAAACGCGTTCACTTACACGACGGCGGCAGCTTTGGTTCCTCCACTTGGCGGATACGTTGTTGTTCAGGTTCAGGACAGCTCATTCCTTCCAGAGTCGATTGCGGGACAATTTTTCGTTTCTGTTCAAGGGTGCGGCTACATGCAGGTCGTAGACGTTGTTGGGTTAAGCGTAACTCTTGGAAATCCGGCTGCTGGCGTCTTGAGCATTCCGAATGCTATTCCGACCACTCCAATTTCAATCGGCGCGCTCATCACGCTTGCTGGAGCGATTGGCCCTCAAGGTCCGGCTGGAGCGTCTGGCGGAGCATCGTCCGCAGCGACATACATTGTTCGAACTCCCGACGCATCGGTTCCGAGTGCGACAGCCCTTAATTCGTTTTCATCTGGTTATCTCAAGACTCAAGGGTCAGCCGGATCAGGTTTTCTTTCGACTACAGCAACGGTTCCTGTGGGCGACATCAGCGGCACGTTGCCGGTTGCCAAAGGTGGAACAAACGTAGCCACGATTCCAACCAATGGACAGTTGCTCATTGGCAATGGAACTGGTTACACGTTGGCCAGCCTTACCGCAGGATCGAATATCACGATTACGCCGGGTGCTGGCACGATCAGCATAGCGGCCACGGGCGCTGCGGCGGCGTTCAGCTACGTCACGTTTACGCGGAGGCTGACCGGCAACAACCTGATTGCAGCGGCAACAACTAAAAACCCATTCAGCCTTGGCGATTTTCCTTCTGGATCTTGGGCAGGAATAGATACCGCGTCTGGATTCACCGCTGCGACTGGTCGATTTACCGCTCCATTCACTGGATACTACAAGATTGACGCATTGTTCAACTTGCTTGGAAGCACTGGTACTGCAAGCGTAATTGTATTTTTGCGTAAGAACGGTTCCAATATTTTGCAGACTCAGGAGTTCAACGCTACAAACGCTTCTCCGCAAAGTCTTATTCCAGTTTCACTTTCTTACATAGATCAAGCTACCGCAATTACTGATTACTACGACATACTAATTCAAACTACTGGGTTTGGAGTAAACGTCGTAACCGGATCTTCATTCTCTGTCCAGCGGATTCAGTCTTAAGCCATGAGCGAACGCGCACCACGGCGGTACACGGATGGGTCTGTCACCTTTGAGGGTGGCGTTGACTCAGGTGTGATGCCGTCTGAAGTGGACAAGAATCAGGTGGCGTTTGCGGTGAATGCCAGCTTCCGGCAAAGCTTTGTTTCTCCTCGACCGGGTTTCATCCAAAAGGATTACCAAACATGCCTTTCGATTACCGCCGATAACACGCTCGTCACTGCGGATCAAACGAACGTCACGGCTGATGGATACTCAGAAGAATGCTACAGCTCAAGCGGACTGACCGGCGTGTTCCAGTGTGCGCTTCCGTACATCGGAGACAATGGCTCGACGTTCATCCTGATGCTGATCAGTGGTAAAGTGTGGCTTTACGACTGCCTTCAAAACAGCGTTCAGAACCTTTCGGCTACGCCCGATCTTGAGAATCCATCGAACATACTCGACGGCTGGATGGTTCAAGCCGAGAACTTCGTCGTCATTCAAGATGGGCAGAGCGCACCGCTGATCTTCAACGGATCAAACCTGCGTCGCGCAACCATCGATGAAATCAAGTGCGGCAGAGTAATGGCCTACGTCAACGGACGTATCTGGTACGCTCTTGCAAATGGATTCTCATTTCGAGCAACCGACATCGTTTATGGAGACGGTACGCGAGCCAGTGTTCTCAAGGAAACCGAGAACACCTTCCTCAATGAAGGCGGTGACTTTGCGGTTCCGTCGGATTCAGGAGGCATCACAGCAATGGCCGTCCCCGGCAATCCAGATACGTCGCTGGGGCAAGGACCGCTTCTCATCTTCACGCCACGATACGTTTTCAGCATAAACGCTCCGGTTGATCGTGATGTCTGGAAGAATCTGAACTATCCGATTCAGGCCATTAGCTTGCTGACTAGTGGAGCGTTGGGTGCGCGTTCAGCCATCACGGTCAACGGTGATGTGTTTTATCGTGCAGTCGATGGTGTTCGCTCGTTCATTATTGCCAGACGTTCGTTCAACGATTGGGGAAATACCCCGATCAGCAACGAAGTCCTAAACATCATCGATAATGATCAGACCGATCTGCTGTGGGCCAGTTCTGCTGTCGTGTTCGACAATCGATTGCTGATGACGTCTCAGCCTCGGTACAATGCCGAAGGCGTCGTCCACAAGTCGTTGGTCGTTCTTGATTTTGATCTGATTACGTCGCTGCGAAAAAAGTTTCCTCCTGCGTGGGCTGGAATCTGGACCGGACTTGACGTGTTGCAGGTTCTCAAAACCGAGAATGCTTATGGAGACAGATGCTTCTCAATAGCTCGTGGGCTTGATGGAACCATTCAGATTTGGGAAATCAGCAAGACTGAGAAGTTTGACAACAACCTTTCTGACGGTAAGAAGGAGATTCAGTGGCTGGTTCAAACCCGCGCTTACAATTTTGAGCTTCCGTTTGGATTGAAGCGGCTTGATTCAGGCGACATTTTCATCGACTCGCTGGACGGAGATGTTTCGTTCAACATCGAGTATCGCCCAGACCAGTATCCCGGCTGGATTGAGTGGGCGGATTGGACTGAATGCGCGGCAACATTGCAGTGTCAGCCTGTTTGTCCGCTGTCCAATTTCCAGCCCCAGTACAGGCCGAAGATGCGATTGCCGACTCCTTCGGATATCCCGTGCAATTCGAGCATCAGCACACCGACAAGAAACATGTACGAGGTTCAGATGAGCCTCACGATTACTGGATATTGTCGCATCAAGAGCATTCGAGTTCACGCTTACGACGTTCAGGAACCTGCGGTCGGAGAGTGCCTCGTGTTCGAAGGATGCAAAACTCTTGAAGGTTGCGACGTAAACCCGTTCCTCTACACATCGGAATAGTATGCCAAACCTAACCCTTATCACGCTAACGGCTCCAAGCCTTCCGGCAAATTATTGCCCTGCATCTTACCAGAAGTTGGCCAACGATATCATCGGCGGCACTCAGGCTACGTTCAACAGCACGATTGGAAACTCGTTCTTCAATTTTGGACCGACGTATCCGGCGATTAACAACCGGATTTACCCGTGGCTTGATGAAAATGGTCAGTGGTGGATTTACGATCAAGGATTCTGGCTTCGCAAAAACATAGTTGCAGCGAGTGGTTATGATCGTCGTATCTTTGTTGGAACGACCACGGATCTTCTTTCGTACGACGGCGGCGACGGAACGGCTACGGCGACAAGCACAACCGGACCAATGTGGGAAGTTGATACGTTGTTTGACGCTCGATTCCCAGTCGGTGTTGGCACTTTTGCGGCGAGTGGAGCAGTTGCTGTTCTGGGTACGGCGACGTCCACGTCAATCGTTGGCGAGGATCAGCACACGCTGACGGTTCCAGAAATGCCAAAGCACACACATTCGATGACTTGGGATTCGAACGACACATCTGGCGGCGATCAGCTTAATACTCTCTATTACGGACCCGAGGCAAACATTCCGAACAACATGATCAAGGACACTGGATCAACTGGAGGAGATGTCGCCCACAACAACCTTCCTCCGTTCTGCGGCGTTTACTTCATCAAGCGAACCATTCGAGTCTACTACACCAAATGAAGCTCATCGTTCAGGACATTCGCTCGACTATCGCTCGGGTTATCGGCACATGTGTCGATGATCAGCGCGTTTATGATTACATCAATCAAGCGTGTCGAAGGCTTCTACACAAGGGTCTATGGGCAGGCGCGTACGGACGCTTTACAATCCACACTGTAGGCGGTTGCATCACTTGGCCGCGTCAGATTGAAACCATCGAGTCTGTGGCCGATTGCTGCGGAGTCGGAACGGTTCGCAATCAATGGTTCGAATTTCAAGAATCTGGATACGGACTTCTTGGAGGAGAAAATGGCGCATGCGTCGGCAAGCAGCTTGTTGATCGTGGCACCGTCGTCTCTTACCGAGACATGTCCGGCGGTACAAATAGCTACCTGCGAGTTTATCCCGGTGACGCTTCTGACGTTGGCAAGACCATCACGCTCCAAGGAGTCGATCAGAACGGAAACTGGATTCGCACTCAGTCCGGTGGCGTGTGGATTGACGGAGAGAAGCTGACGCTTGCTTTGCCGTACGTTCAGTCCACTAAGAAGTTCATCTCGTTGAGCGGCGTCATTCGCGATGCGACGAACACTGCTAGTCGTTTGTACGAGTACAATGCGACGACGTTGCTGGAACTTGATCTGGCAGTTTACGACCCTGATGAAACTTTGCCGCAGTATCGCCGCAGTTACCTGACGGATCGTTGTAACAACGACGAGGACAAGCCTGTCACGGTCATGGCAAAGATGCGTCATATCAACGCTACAAGCGCCAATGACTACCTTATTCCGCCTTCGCCGGACGCTATCAAGCTGATGGTCATGGCGATTCGTAAAGAGGAGAACGATTTGATTCAGGAAGCAGTGGCCTACGAAGCAAAGGCTGTTCAGGCTGTGCAAGAGCAGACCATGCAGTACCTAGGTGACGCAGTTGCAACGATCCGTATGGTCGGCGTCGGACTAAACGGCGGTGGATTCTCGCAATGGTTCTAAAACTCAACATCGACTTTGCGCTGGAAGAAGTGACTCCAAAGAAATTGGAGCTGCTTCAGGCTGTATTTGACGCGCACGACATGGCGGCTAGGAACAATCAGAATTCAAGTTCTGGCGCTGCTGTGAACGCTTTCTTTGGTAGCGCGCAGCTAACCAACGCAATCGCTTCCGCTATCCTTACGCTTGGAGATGCTCATGGTCCGATTGGTCCTGCTCGATTCGTTTACGAGAAATTCGACGAACGATCTTTGAAGTCGGCCATATTGTCTGGCATGAAGATTCCCGGTTTTGGAAACTCGTTCTTCAAGGACAGTATCGATCCAGCGTGGAGTCGGGTGCGCGAAATTATTGAGGCAGACTTCAAGAAGGCGAACGACCGCATCAATCAGCTTCATGGCTGGATGAAAGAAGTCGGAAAAGACGTTCATCCAAATGCGGCTCTTTACAGCGCAGTAATTTGCAACGAACTGGGAATGATTCACGGTTCAGAGTCGGCCATCTTCGTGTTAGCTCGAACAGCGGCTTGGACTTCTTTGTGCATGAAAAATGAACGGTAAACTCTTTCAAATCTGTGGGTTGCCACGATTCGGATCGGCATTCATGTCGGTCCTTTTCTCGTTGGAGAATGATTGCATTGGCCTACATGAGCAGGGCGCGACTGACCCAAACTGGCAAAAGTCGATTGAAAACTATCGGAACCGTTACAAGTACGTCGCCGACTGCTCGACCTACGGATATCTCCCGAAGGCTATCGTGCATGACTCGGTCAAGGTGTACGTCAAGAAAGACGCGGAGTCGTCCGCCAAAGAATGCGCCGAGCGATTCGGTTACGAGGTTCATTTGCCTTCAATTCAGATGCTTCGCGAATATGCTGACAAATGGGCGGCGTCAAACAGCGTGATGACAATCGGAGAGGGGGAACTTTTTAAGGTGGATACTTTACGTCGGATATGGGTTCATTGCTTCCATAACGAGCGAGCTTTTCCCGAGGAGAAAGCTGCACGTCTGATTACCATGAACATCCAACGTCACGAACCCGAAAAGGTCTTCTCGATAGAGAATGGAAATCGTTTTGCGAAGGAGGTTTTTTAATTTATGGGACTCATAGCAGCAGGCGCTGGTGCAGCATTGATGATCGGTGGAGCGGCAATGTCTGCCGGTAAAAAGGTCAAAGTACCACAATTTCAGAGGGTAAACACCGAGAAGGAGCAGGAGGCGGCGATAAAGCAAAATATCGCATCGCTTCAAAGTGGCACTGAATTGGCAACAAAGACGACCGCTGCTGAGCAGACTCTTCTTGAGTCTCAGCTTCGTCGTGCAATTCCCGGTTACGACCAATTAATTTCTCAGGCGAGCAGCAATATTGGATCGGCTTTAAAAGGTGAACTTTCTCCTGAAGCTAATCGCAATATTCAACGGTACTCGGCTGCTCAAGCTTTATCTCGCGGATACGGTGGTGGTTCTGGAGCGGGGCTTTTTGGAGCTGTTCAAAACTATGCTAGAGCATCAGAGGCAAGGCAGAATCAGGGTCTTGCTCAAGCACAGAACTTTATCCAGCAACAGCGGACGTTCGGAATGGCTCAACCGTTCTCGGTGAGCAGCATGTTCATTACGCCGACTCAGCGCATCAACCTTTCGCTGCAAGAGAATCAGTCCCAGTACAATCGAGACATGGCTGCTGCTCAGGTTGCTGCTCAGCCTGATCCTATGATGGCCGCTATCGGCGGTTCGTTGTCGAATATTGGCGGAATGGCGTTTGGTGGCGGAATGGGCAAAATGATGGGCGGCGGCACTGGCACTGGCACCAGCTCTGGCACTAGCGGATTAACCATAAACATGGGCGGCTACGGCAGCGGAAACGTCGGATACAATCCGTACGGATCGTACCAACCAAACATGTACAGCGCACCAAGCGGTTACTCGCCTTACGGTGGATACAATCCGAATTCGTCAACTAGCACTGGTTTTGGAAGCTAAACCAACAAAATCATCATGGATCTACAACCTAATCGAAATGTTGGTCTTGAGAATCAGCTTCAGGCCATTCAGCTAGGCGCATCGCTGTACGACCGCGCACAGACGCAGAAGCGGATGATTGATCAGGTCAACATGCAGTTGGCCGACCAGCAGATGCGTAAGGAACATTACGACATTCAGAATCAAGTTGCGTCCAATCAACTTGCAACAGGATTAGCCGAGCAGAAGAAGTTTTCTTTTGATCTTCCAAAGATTCAAGCTTGGCAGTCTGCATACGTTCAATGGAATGCTAAAGGCGATCCGACCGCTGCGTTTCCTGCTCCTCCTTCTGATCTTCAAAGTGCAACTGGACTAAAGATGCTTGGAGACATGAGCGGGCCAGTTATCCAGTCGTTGCCGATGGCGCAGAATCGGTTTATTTATGAAAAAGCACTCACCAGCGAAACAGCAGCATTAAATAAAGAAATTGATTTTCTTTCTGAAAATGGAAAAAGCGATATAGTTTTACAGTATAACGCAGGAATTGATCCAGAAACTCGCAAAATAAATCCTGAATTTAGGAAAGCAATTTTTGCTGCTGCTGCGCCACTTAGGGAAAAACAAGCTAGATTAAAAGAACTTTCAACAACCGCTCTTACCGGACAAAGAAACACAAGAGAGGGATTGAAATCTCAGCTTGATTCTGGAGCGATTACTCCAGAGGAATACAGCAATCTTCTTCCTACTGCTAGAACCGAAGGTGGTGTTGTAGAACAAAGGACTCAAAAAAATATACAAGATCTAGTTGATGAAGGCATTCTTGATCCGAATAACAAAGTTGATGTTGCTACTGCCAGCAGGGCAATTCGATCAAATCTGAAGACTCCGACTAAGATTGTCGATTCAGTCACAGCAGCAGACAGTGCAACTTATCATTTGGACAATGCATTTCAAAAAATAAATGCATTCAACGCAAAGTACGGGGCAAACGCTTTTAATGAATACGTCGGGCCTGTTGATGAGCCGCTTTTTAGAGCTGAAGGAAAGTTCAAAGGGCTGACTTCGGCAGAAAAACAAACAGCCAGAACAATTCAGCAACAAATTGCACAGGTTGTTCAGGATTATCGTCGAGGTGTTTTCGGTCAAACTCTTCAGCCAAACGAGCAAAAGAACATGGACGACATTGTTGGAACTGCCAGAGGAAACGATTACGTCGTTTTGGTTGGAGGATTTAACGACAATTTGAAGAGAGGTTTGAAGAGAACTATTTCAAACTACAAGTTCAACGCTGACATTCCGATTGATATCAAGAGGACTCACGCTCCTGAGATTTTTGTTTCAGGTCAGAGGCAAGATGGTCAATCAGTACCACCGGCTGAACAGCCAGTGTCTGCTCAGGATGTTTTTAAAAACATCAGGCAAAACGCTCCACAAGCGAATCCAGCTTTATCCGCTGAACAGCCTTTAAAAATTGGACGCTTTGGTGTAACTGTTCGCAAACAATAAAATGCCAACCTACAGCATTACAGACCCTTCTTCTGGAAGAACAGTTGATCTGACTGGAGATTCTCCGCCTAGTGAGCAGGAGCTTGAGGAGATTTTTAAAAACATCCCCACGACACAGGCTCCAGACGCCGTTTCGGCGATGTCCGCGCAGTATCAGGCTCCGCAAAGGACTGGAGCCGATCCTTACGCGAGCATGTTTCAAGCTGGTTCAACTCAGCAACTTCAGACGGCTGTCGATGACGCCGGTAAGATAGGAGAGCAGAAGGCTGTTCAAGGTGAGTCTGGTCAGTATGTGACGCCGTATTTCCAGCGTCCCGGCGTGATGACGGCTCCTCCAAGAATCGGTTTGACTGACGCAGAAAGGCAAAGAGACATAGAGACGCTTGCAAAACTGCCTCGCTACGCAGCCGGACCGGCCCTTCAAGCTGCTGGAGTTCCGTTTCCCATTGGTCAGGCAATTGGCGAAACCGCATACCAGTTGATGACTGGTGAAACTGATCCTAGAAAGATTGCCTCTGAAGCGGCGAAAGAAGCGGTTACGTCTTTAGGTGGTGGGGCTGCAAAAATTCTTCCGGGGCCAATTAGAAGAGGTCTTTTTGAAACTGGACAAACACTTTTTAGTGCTGCTGCAAAAGTTCCGATTCAAGGTGCGATGCGTGGAGTTGCTGGAGAGGTAACAAGACAGTCGATTTCAGAAGATCCTTTTAGCTTTGGAAAAATTCTTGAATCCGCAAAAGATTACGCAGTAGGTGAAACCGTTGGAAGTTTAGGTGGCAACCTGCTCGGTGCTGGATACCGAAAATACAAAGGCGCGGAAGGAGGTTTTATTGGAGAGCTGAACCGCCCTTTTTACGATCAATTCCAGAAAAACATCACTGAGAAAGAAGGTGAGTTGGCCGGAAAACTTGCTAGGACTTATCGCGCTGACGAAAATCAAGTGAAAGACGTTCTTGCCGAGTCTTTCAAGCAAAACTCAACCAAGTCTGGTCAAGAGTTTGCCGATGCAGCTATAGCTGATGTTGAAAAAGTGTTCGGCAAACTTGACGAAGACACCGCAACTGCTTTCAGCAAGTTGGCCAATGACTATGACAAGATGGAAACGCTAACGGTTGGAGATGCTGCCGGTGCAGTTAAAAACGTAGCGCAAGGTGTTTATGATAGAAAACACAAAGTTTTTGCAGAAGATTTCGATAAATTTCGCGCTGATCCTAGATTTCAAGCAAAGGATTACGATAAGGCTCCAGCCAAAGGTCAGGATCTTTATGGCCCTCAAGACCCTGTAACAGGAAAAAGCTTGAACGATCTTTGGAAAGAACAGCAAGACGCAGCAAAAGCAATCAAGTGGGGAGAACCTGTTAAACCCGGAACCGGCGATCAATTTGCTGCATATCAAACTGCTAAAGAAAAATTCGAAACTGCGTTTGATCAATTTGAAAAAAAGTATCCCAAAGATACATTGCCAAAAGACTTCAAAGATTTAAAGGATCGGTTTAAGGGGTTCATGGAGGACTACAATACCACTTTTTCGAAAGGAATTTTAAGGGATACTGGAGAACAAGGAGGGACTTGGTCTTACATAATAACATCACTTGGAGGTTCTGACGGTCCAGCAAAGCTTCAACAATTGAAGAAAATTCTAGCTGAAGATTATGATGCTGTTAAATCAACTATTGGATATAGAATTTACAACGACTTAAATGTTGGAGGTCAGACCAAGTATTTAGAAAATCTTGAAAACGTACTCTATAAGGCAACAAAGGGAGTTCAGAAAGAAGTTCTTGATGAGTTTTTTCCCGGCATAACTCAAGAGGGAATCAAGCAGGCAAGGGCTGCGTTGGAAGTATCGTCTAAAGGTTTTGCTGAAGACTTTCGAAAAGCTGCTTACGGAAAAGGAGAAAGTGTCATTGCAACTCCCGCTGTCGTTCTTGAGTTTCTGAACAACTCCAAAGAAAACGTAACGAAGGTAAGAAGTGCGCTGAGTGCCGAGACTTTGGCTGATACTCAGAATGCGCTGCTGGCTCAGATTGTCAGCGAAGCCAGCAAGAAAGGCCCAATCACGTCAAAGTCGTTCATTAATTCTGCTGGATCGTGGCAGAACGCTTTAGACGGTGTTTTTGGTCCTTCTGGAAAAACCAAGATCGACGAAATCTCAAAGGCGCTGGATATTGCTGAGAAGAATAAGACGTCGCTTATTTCTAAATTGCTTCCGGGCATTGCAGGAGTGACTGCTGGCGTAAAAGGCACATCCGCCGCTGGCCCATTTTTTGGACTTGCAGGAGGACAAAACGCTTATCGATTCACTGAAAAGCTTCAGTCTAAACTTGCGGGATATCTTATGGATAATCCAAATTATCGGGCCGCTGTCATTAAGCCGTTTGATCAGCTCACCAACGCTGAAACCAGAATGCTCGACAACGACATTCCGATGATCATTCGGAATCTAACCGTCAAAACCGTCATGGCTGGCGAATGAAAACCTCCCTCTCCAAAAAAGGTAATACCTATCAGGGCAAGAAGGTGACGCTGAACAAGCCCTTCTACACGCCGGGTGAGCGGAAGAAGAGCGCGGTGTACGTTAAGAACGACAACGGCAATTTCATCAAGGTTCGCTTCGGCGATCCTAATATGACGATCAAGAAGTCAAATCCTAAGCGTCGAAAGAATTTTCGTGCGCGGATGAACTGTGCGGAGGCGAAGGACAAGACGACGCCTAAATATTGGAGCTGCGCCGCATGGAGCTTGGCATTGATTTTGTCGGTTTTAACCTCAAACCCTATTTGAATTTATGGACAAGATGAAACTTGGTGGTGGCGGACGTTACGAGAAGCTTATCGGCTCTCTTGAGAAAAAGGGCGTCAAAGATCCTGCGGCTCTTGCGGCCTACATTGGTCGTAAGAAGCTCGGTAAGGCGAAGTTTCAATCACTCGCTGCCAAAGGTCGTCGGCGCGCAATGAAGGAGGGCTAACGCTTAGGTCGTCCGCCTGTCCACGGCTTCTTCGCTGTGGACTTATCTACGACGAACTGTTCGGGCGGTGCGTAATCCCATGATATCGTACCGACGCCGCGCTGGATGATGATCGAGCCTGCTTTCTTATTTTCCTTATCCTGCAAGCCTGACCTATCTCCCCGCTTCGCCATT